GAATACAAAGGCACAGGGTTCAGCGTACAAGATGTAGGCATCATGATGATGCTGCTAAAGATAGCAAGGATGAAAAGCGACAGATCAGCCGACAGCTGGCTAGATATAGCTGGCTACTCTGCCATTACTTACGAAGCGATCTGCGATATTGAAGGTAGTCTGCGCCATCATGAGGATCAGCAAAACATTGTACCCATGAAACAGGACTAGTGTTATGAGGGTCAATGACCTGAAGTATTGCTTGCCCAAACTTCTGCTGTTCAAATCCTTTGGTAAACGCATAGGTGTCGTGGTATTTGTATCCTCTGGCACGAGCAAGCCAAGTTGTGGTTTCCTCTTCCACCAGTTCGATCTGACCCAACGCCCAGTTGTGCTTATGTCCACTGATATACAGCGAAGCATTGCTCTTGAATCGCGCCATCTTATTCTGAGCATGAAGAGCATTCCATTGGGAGTGGCCCGGCATGTCGTGCGCGGCATGGATGCGACAGTTTCTGCCGTTAGGGAACTGCAACTCAACACGAGCTTCCCAGTCCTCAAGGATGGCATGAGGGCTGGCAAGCCATTTAAGGGGATCACTAGCACCAGACCACATGTCATGATTGCCGCCAATGAGAATAAGCGGATTCATCTCTTGAATTAGCCACTCAACCAAACGCCATGCTGTTTTATGAGATGTGTCTTGTTCGCCGTATAAGCGTCCCAGACGGCCTATCCAGTTATTCTGGTAGTCACCTAGGTTACAACCAAACAAGCCCGGTGTAGACTGAATTAAAGCCAGGTGTGAGCGTAATGAATCCCAATCGCAATAGTTATCATCGATGTGAGGGTCGCCCATCCACAACAAACCAATGGGTTCATCCGATTTCATCTTAATCGGTATCCATTTCTTTGCTTCTTTATGGGCTTTACGTTTCTTGAATCTGCCATGCAGCTGATCAACTATCTGATCTACTGGTATGTCATCGTCAGGCAGCGGAGTTAGTTCGTATGCCGGATGGTCAACGACTTTGTTTTCTTCAAGCTGACCAGCCCTAGCGTATCGACTATAAAGAGTATTTAAAGGAATACCGCTAGCTTCACTAGCGGCTTTGAATGTTCCATGCTCTTCATAAAGTTTAACTGCTTCTCGTATTTGTGTATCACAAAGCGTCATTGCATTCCAACATCAGCTGTTTCAGTTCATCACCGCGAGACTTGATTTGCTGAAACCACAGAGAATCTTCCATCTCTGCCGCTGCTTGATCGTAATCACGATCCTCTAAAGCTGCAATCATTTTCTTAAAACGTGAGAATCTAGGCCAGCCAAGGTTAAATACCATCGATGCTAAGACAAGCTGTGCAGGGTGTGGTAGGTCACGCCACCAATCCATTCGATCATCGAGTTCGTTGACTGCAATCGCAACGTCATCTGATAATATTTGAAGCGCAGCTGCTTCAGAGATTGGCTCATTAAGGTTGTGACCGTATCCAATAGTAGGCACTCCAACTGTATCAGTATACATTGTAAGCACCTTCCCCTCATGACGAGCAATCAGGGAAGTAAGTTCATTTATCATTTCTTAAACATCTTTGTCAGCTGTTGAACACCAAAAGATGCTGCAAATACAACACCGACAGCAGTCTTATAGAAATCTGGCATGCTGTCAAGTGCTGCAAAACCACGCTGAACTATGTCTTCATGTCCTGTAAAGGCAAGGATAAGGGGGATGCTGACAAGGATGGTGAGCCATTCATCTTTCCATGATGATGCGCTTGCAGCAGCCATAGTTTGGTTCCATTCCATTTCACCTGCCGCCACCTTTTTGGCAACTTCCGTCTTTGCCTTTTGTGTCTCAATCTTAGATTCAACCCACGAACCAGCAATTCCAGCCACCGCATTCACTATTGGAAAGATCATAACTTTGTTCCTTGTAATATTTTACACTTGTAAGATTGAGGCATGATTGCACCATCATGTATTTCTGCAATCATATTACCCATTTCATAAGCACGACTAACGCATTGCTGCCTTTGTTCGTATGGGCCTCTTGTGTCGTGATATTCCCAGCATTGATCAGGATATGCTATCGCACAAGCTAGTACGATTGCCTTAAACATCATCTTTCCGCAATCCCTTGCGGATGCGGATGATTAGTAAAATTATACCGCCAATACCAGCAACCAGTGTCACCCACTCATTGAGGGCATGAAGCCACACTGGGCTGGTAATAGCACCAGCGGCTAGGGCAATGTCAGTGTGAGCATCGTTGTCCATCAGCCAGCTATCTCCATTGCAATGATGGACGAAACTCCCAACTCATATGATGTTGTATCTGAATTAGTTACTGTCCTATTTAGATATAGTGTCCCACCCGTTGCACTGGTGTTGTAGGAAATACAATAAGTAATCGCGCTTGTAGAATTTGGGCTATCAACAAATTGGAATGACCTGCTTTCTGGGGTGCTATCATTATCAGCGGCGGCTTGATAATTGTTTGCATTTGACGCTATGCCCCTGCCTCTATTACCGCTTGCGGGTGCGCCAAGTAATGTAGTGTCTCTATGGAAAGCCCATAAAAATTCATGATTTGATGTAGTTCCTTCATAAAAAACATGACCCATCAGTATAATTTTATTACTAGCTGATGATGGAGTAATGGTGACGCTAACATGAGATGTGCTGTCTGCCGCGTTTGCCGCAAGTAATAATCTGCTTGCCCTTGCTGTTGTCTGATGTGAAAAGCTGGTTTGACCATCTTCAACGTGTTGTTTGATTTGCAGTATATTACCACCAACACCCGCTGGCAACGCAGTGACGCTAGTCAGGGACTGATTGTTTAATCGTATTAGTGCCATATCAGTCTCCTATGCTTCTATTTCCATCACAGTCAAAGAGGCAGATGTTCTTCCAATACCGCTATTATCTGCATCATCACCACGAGAATTGAATTTTGCAGTGCCACCCGATTGCACTCTGAACTGAATTTTATAAGTAGTTGCAGATGTTGTGGATGGACTATCTAAAACGTGAATGGTGAGAGGTCCGTTTTCATAGGCTACGTCTCCCCCAAAACCTGCACTTACTGGTATTCTGCTACCCGCAATATCTCCAACAGAAATAGCTGTTGAATCTCGAACAAGTTGTGCATAACAAAATTGACCCCCTGTACTATTACCAACTAAACCGACAGTGAAGAAAACTAATATCTTACTGCTTGTTGATGACGGAGTTATAGTAGCAGACATACCTGTGACATCCACAAAACTTGTAGATGTGGTGGTAAATTGGTCAGTTTTTTCGGTGCTAACGAGGTTCAGCAACTTACCAGCAGACACACCAGTCAACGCTGACCCATCAATCGCAGGTAAAGCACCTGTGAGTTTAGACGCCGCCATTGACTGTATCTTAGCATCAGTAATCGTGCCATCAGCCGGAGTGCCAATGCCGTACACATCACCAAACGACATGATAAAGTCGATGCTGTCACTAGCTGACAGTGTGCTGGCAAATACAATGTTACTGCCGCTTATAGTGAAGCTGTCTTGCGGGGCTTGGATTACACCATTCAAAGAAACCATAAGCTGATTGGCAGTTGCTGGATAGTAAGCAGAGCCGCCAAGGGTCAGGGCATAGGTATCAGTAGCAGACGCAGTCAGGTTATCTAGCTTGTGATAGCCGCCGCTTGATGGTTGATTTCCAAGATAGGGCATTATGGTTTCTCCGGCCAGACTACATCGTTTAGATTACTATAGGTGTCGGTGATGTCACGCAAGGCTTGGCGATAGGCAGACATCTCTGATGATAATGTATTGTCTGACAAAGCTAGGTAGTCTGTCTCTGCCAGTTTTGCATCACGTTCTAATCTTAATGCAAACAACAAATCTTCTGCGCTTGGTGTTGGGTTTACAAATGTATTGTCAGCTTGTTTAATTTGACCACAAATAACAGTATCTGATACTTCGATAAAACCATCAGCCGCATTAGGTTGTTTTCGAATAACTACATTATCACTATTTAATAATACCCAAGCCATTTTTTATCCAATCTTTGCAACCCTAACGACAGTGTATGTTTCTGGGTTTTGATTTGCCGCAACACCAAAACCGCTATCAGCTTTTGCGGCACTAACTTTCATCCGTATGTCGTAGGTATTGTTTGCTGTAATAACTACTCTTGCAGTGCCAGTAGATAGACCAACGGTATAACTTGCCGCTGAGTTAGAATAACCACTTGTTCCTGTTTCAATAGTTGCAGAACCCGTTATGTCATAAAGAACGGTAGTAGCGGAATTTGACCTAAAATGAGGACACTCCCATTCAATAATGTAAGTTCCGGCGATTAATGTAAACTGGTTAGATGCAACAGTCACGATGTTGTCAGGGTCAAACACTACAGTATTTAAATCTCGTGTAGAATAAGATGTAGTTGATGTACCGCCAGCGGTGCCAGTCGGCTTTTGGTCAGAGATAACGGCATAAGAAATAACGCCACTAACCGTACCAGTAAACCCAAAGTCATCAGTTAAATCAATACTGTCTGCATCTAGCTTTGAAAGTGCCATATCTTACTCCGGCTTTGTAGGCCACACCACATCGTCTAATGATGAATAGCTATCAGTAATATCACGCAGTGCCTGACGGTATGTAGTCTGAGCCGCAGTCATTGTCGGCGTATCAGACATATCCCACCAGTCAGTCTCTGCAATTAAACGGTTACGCTCTGTGCGTAATTCGTTCAGCTTAAAAGCCGCCAGCAACTCAGCTTCCTTGGTTGCCACCGCAGAGGCATCCCAAGATACAGTGTTGCCATCGGCATCCTTCGCAACAGCATCAACACCGCTACCGCTGATTGTAACTACATTTGGATGTAGTGCGTAAATTGCTTCGTGTTGCATTGGTTATACTCCGATTTCGATTGCGGTTAAAAAAGATTCAAACATCCCAGAATTATAATAATTACTATTAAAATAAGTTGTTACAGTAGTTCCACTTGGGTTTCCAATTTGAGCCGTGTAAGTTATTTGGCTTGTTGTAGAAGGCTCATCCAACGCATTTATTGACGCACACCAAACAGTATTTTCTAAATTGCCAACATAATTAACACGCCCCAACTGAAGCGATATAGCAGTGCTATCTCTTATGACCCTCATAGTAGATGGATAGTTT